CCCTCAGCGAATGGATTAGCAACCATACCATAACGAGTCTTGAACCCGATTTTTGGCTGGAAGGTGTTCTCGCCAACGGCACGAACCATTTGAAGGGGCACATAAGGACAATAGAAGAGTCCTGCATCATAAGGTGAAGAACCTTTATATCCTACAACGTAGTACTGATTAGCAGATACGTTAGCAGCATATGGATCAATATATACACGATACTTGCCTTGAAGAACACCAGCAAAAGTGTTGCCGGTATCATCAACATTCAAGTTTGCATTGAGTGCTGGGGTATAATCAAGAACACCTGCCATTGTGAGTGCCGAAGCAACGTCAGCAGAGCAGAGAATCATATTACCCTTTCCTCTACGAGTTCTTTGTGCGATTGCGTTAGCATCACGCTCGATTTGGAATAGAAGTCCTTTGAACTTCTCAACTGACCAACGACCATTGGAGTCGATGTCTAGATCGAAAATACCTGCAGTAGCGGTATTAACAGCAGCACCTTGCTCAGCAATTTTATAAACGGTACGAATAACTTCACGGTTAATTTCAGCAAGAATCTCAGTGGAGAGAATGTTTGCTAATTCCGCTTCAGCATTTAGTCCGTGAATTGCTTTAAGGTCCTGTGCAAGTTCTAGTGAATACTCAGCTTTGAGTGCTCTAGATTTTGCAGTCACAGTTACTTTCTCGATTGAGAAAGCCATTTCGTTGAAATGATTACCAGCTCCATCTCCAAGTGCTTCAGCATCACCAGTACCCATTGCTTGACCAACTTGATAGGTGGTTTGGGTTTGACCTGATACTGGGTTCAAGAGACCAGGATTGGTTCCTGCAGGGTTTGCTGTAGTACCGAAACCAGCAGCAGTACTTGTAAATCCAGAAGTAACATCAAATCCGGAATCTTGACCGGAGAATGAAGTATTTACTTCATCGAATAGTGCTTCAGATCCAGACTGATTAGTGTAACGTGAACGCATTGCAAAGATAAGTCCAGTAGGACCGTTCATTGGTTGTACACCAGCAAGGTCATAAGCGACCAAGTTAGGCATAGAACGACGAATTAGGCTAATTAGAACTGGGTCGAAACCTGCTACGGGACCGGTTGCAGTGGAAGAACCACTGAAACCAGAAGCACCTGTGGCCATTGTTGGTGCTTCATAAAGGAATTGATTTTCCTCTCTTAAAAACTTTTCTTGATTTTCTAACAGGACTGCGGTTACCATTCTGCGATGTGAGTCCTTGATTGAATCAAGACCCTCATAGTTAAGTAGTGGTGCCCACTTCTCCTGCAGACGTTCTCCATCGAACATTTGCATTTGTTTTACCTCTTTTGGAAATTGTTAGTTTGATTTATGATTTAAAAATCACTTTTTAGAAACTCGGCTCAGAGTCTGAAGATACGATCCCATTACACCAGAAACTGGTTCATTGTAATTTGTTTCTTCAGATAATGTCTCTGAATAATCTCTTTGAGCACTAGTGTTTCTTGGGAAATAAGATTCCTTTAAAGTTACTAGTTTCTCACGATAGTTTGCTTCACTATCAAACTCAACATTTTCAGCAAGAGAAGCGAGTTTATCTTTCTGAGAAGTCGCTAAACCCTCAGTGATATCAGAAAAAATAACATCGGCAACCGACTCTGCTAATCTTTGATTTAGAGCAACATTTCTTTCAATTTGCTCGTTGAGTTTTGTCTCCATTTCATCAAGTTTGTCTACCATACTCTCAAGAACATCATATTTATCGTCAGGGATTGTTACATAATGATCTTCAAAAAGACCTTTCATTCCTTGTAGGAATGATTCGGTCATCTCGGTCTTGAGACCTTGCTCTACAACAAGAGCATTTTCTTGCAGCCATTCATCGGCAACATACTCAAGATAAGCATCAACTCTTTCTACAAGTTGACCTTTCATCGAATCAACTTCTTCAAGAAGTTTGGTTTCGTAATGCTCTTCTAATGATTCATAAATTTCTGAAATCTTAGCATTGATTGCTGTTTCAAAAATAAGTTTTGCTTTCTCTCTGAATTCTTCGGAGAGATCTTCACCAGCAAGAAGAGCATCAACATCTTCTTCAATGTTAATAGATTCTTCTACTTTCTTTTTCTTTTTCTTTTTATCTTCTTCGTCATCATCATCATCAGTGCCTTCATCTTCGGATTCTTCTTCCTCAGACTCTTCATCTTCAGATTCTTCATAATCCTCATCTTTTTTAGATGATTCTACGAGTTCTTCGTCATCTTCAAGTGCTTCAATTGCTTCTTTCATTTTCTGCATTGCTTCTGCAGATCTAGCACCCTTATTCACAACATTCTTCACTGGTTTAAGTGAAGAACCAGGAATATTGAGTTTAGAAGAATCGTCATCTGGACGATAGTTTTCTGGAGTAGGTCCTCCAAGATCTTCCCAACTACCAGTTTGACCAGGAGCAATGCCCGTAGTCAACTTTTGCATTGGTTCTGCTGCTTTCGCATTTGCATTTACAGCAGTACGAGATTGAGCGGTGCCTGTTTCCATTTCTTGTAAGTTTTTACCACGGGACATTTGAACTCTCCGATTTACCTATGTTAAATCTATATTTATTTATAATTTAAAGATTTGATAGAAATTCTTGAAATAAATTCACTTTGTGTTCATCAAGAATTTTTTGATCTACAAGAGTATTAATTCTCTTGTATGTTTTTTTTGCTGCCTGTTCTTTTAGAATTCCACCATCCCAACACCATTCTTTACCTTCCATAATTCCCTGAACAAATGCATCAGGTGCAGATGGGTCTGCAACAAGATCAGCAGCAGTTGCAAGCATAAAATCTTCACCAACAACTTTATGTCCTTCATTTGTTTGAAGCAATGAACCAACACCACGAGAAGAAACACCAAGTGTTACACCTTCACCAATCAGTGATTGTGCAATTTTGCCCATTGGTGTAGATAAAAGTTGTGCTCTTCCTTTAAAATTATTTCCTTCACGAACAAGTGAAGTAATCATATGAGAAACACGATCCAAATTCACAGTTGGCCCATCAGGATGTCCAAGTTCACCAAGAGCACGACCTTTTTGAACAAATGTTTCATTATATCTGTTCACTTCACGTTCTAAAATATGGACTGGATATTCTCTATTGTTACGATTTTTAACACCACCTTGAAGAAATGTTCCTTCAATAAACATTTTTTTGGAAGCACCTCTTCCTTCTGTAATAAATTTGACCTTTTGTACTTCTTCTGTGATGAGTTTCATTTTTTATGCCTGTGATGCGATTTGGACTTCTACAATATGTAAATGAGTGTTATTTGTTTCTGCGTATGCTTCAACTTTTACGCATCTAGATACAGTCGCATTCGTAACAGTAATTACGCCAACAACTGAACTAGTGTTTGCATTTATAATCATCGAATTTGCACCTGGATTGGTACTAGATACAATTGCGAATGAAGTATTTAATCCAGATGGTTGTGCAGATAAAATACTAATTCTATCTCCAACAATGAAAGGAACTCCTGCATTTTCAGCAAAAGTAATTGTAGTGCTAGTACCAGTTGTAATACCTGCTATTTGTTGTCTAGCAACTCTAAATTTTAAAATTTCACTTGTATTTTGTGGTATTAAAAAACTAGATTCAGTATTTGCGATTCCAGTAACAGAACCTTCAATTACGTGAACGTGAGCATTTCCCCCAGATGAAGTCATCCTCAAATAACCAGATTGTAAATTGATTACTCCACTTGTAGCAATTCCACTATTTGGAATTGCTACTGCAGTAATATTTTGTACAATTTTTAAGGCCATTAGTTTTCCTCATCATCTTCGTATTCGTCATCACCTTCTTCATATGTTTCTGAATCCTCTTCACCAAAAAGACTAGAAGCAACATAAGGTTTTGCATCCTCTACTCTTCCAGCACTTTTTGCAAACAAAATATCTTTAATTCTGTCTGCAATTTGTGAAGGAGAATCATCAGTAACAATCATATCTACTAAATCTTCCATATTGTTATAATGTATAATAACTAAGAACTATTTATATCTCTCCACCTTTCGGCATTTCAATTTCTGCTGCTTTTCCTTGTTTTTCTAAATCTGGTTCCATTATTGGTTGTCCTAAATTCATTTCATTGGGAGAAGATTGCATCGGCATTCCAGTAGTTGGGTCAATCGGTTGATTAGGGTCTGGGATAATTCCTTCTTTAATTTCTTTTTCAATTTGAGCATCAATTTCTTTCATTTCTCCATCAGATTGCTTTAATACTTTTGATCTGATATATTGTGCTGAAAAGTATTTACCAATATAAGGTTCCATTGCAGCAACAACACCAAGTTGATCATTACGAAGTTCATTATCTTTTAGATCCGAAAAATGATTATCATAAACATAATCATACTGAATATGTTCTCTTAAAACTTCCCAATCTTGTGGTGTAACTATATTTTTTAAAATCAATTGTGTCTTTAACATATCATTAAAAACTTCTGAAAATCTTTTTCTAAGTCTTCCTACAAATCTAGTAAATTTAAGTTCATCTCTTAAAATTTCAGATGAACGACCAAGATTGAAACCACCACCACCAACATCAATTCGGCTTGAAGGTACATTTAATGATTTGTAAAGTTTCTTTTGAAAATATTCAATATCTGCAAGTTCTCCAAGATTTTGTCCACCAGGCAAAGTGGTTATTTCAGTTCCTCTTCCACCCTCTCTTCTTGGTAACCAGAAATCTTCCAACATAGCCATATATTTGCGATCATCTTTAATCTCTCCTGTGTCTGCATTATAAACTAACTTATTGCGATAACGATTCATCACATCACGAAGATATTGTTCTGCTTTAATTTTTGGAAGATTGCCGACATCAATATAAAATATTCTTCTTTCTGGTGCTCTAGAAAGTCTATAAATCACAAGACTATCTTCAATCATTCTTAATTGATTGAGTGCCTTAATTGCTTTATGAAGATAAGATAAAATAGTTTGCTTATTGCGATCTACAAGACCTGATGTTACATAAGTAATAGCATCTTTTGTGATTTTTACACTTTTTGCGTCATTACGAAAAGAGATTGAACCATTAGATCCAATAGAAGAATTTGGATCATAAAGATAATATTCTTCAATTTTTGGTGCTTGATGAATATCTATTGGTTCATTATTTCTACTTAACGGGACTGGAAAATTTGCATTTGGTCCAGTTTGTTCTGCCTTACGAATAAAACGAATTTTAAGTGGATCAATATATCTAATTTCTTGAATTCCGGCAGAAGGATTTTTTAAGTCAATTACTTTATGATAAAAAATCTTTCCATCCACATACCAATTTCTAAAAATTTCGTGTGCTTTTCTATCAAAATCCATAATTTCTTTAATGGATTTAAATTCATCACGAATAATTTGTTTTAATTTATCTCCTGCTGGAAGATTTGAAAGTTCAATCTCTACTGGTGAATCATTCAAATCTGATACGATTGCTTCATTTATTACATCCTCAATTGCACTATCACATTCTGGATGTAAAGCCATCTCACGATATCTTTTTACAAGATCTTGTTCATTCTTATAAACACCTTCAATGTCTACATATTGTCCATAAAAACCACTTTGAACATAATAATCAGATTTATCTTCTTCATTAGAAGGAACTGGAGAAATAAGTTTTTTTGACTTATCTACTCCAGTGTCTTGTATTTTGAACCCAAACAACTTAGACATCAATAAAATAAAATAGTTTCTACTATTTAGGCACCAGTTCCAAGTTGAGTTGCTCCA